CGCGAGCCCTCCCCCTTCCCCCTCCCGCGAGCGGGAGGGGGTTCTTTGTTTCCCGACCCTCTCATGTCAGGGAGCCTTTCATGGCCGACACTTTTGCGACGCTGGGGGACAATCCCTCGGCGCCCTCGACCTATGCGCTGGCGGTGACGCCGCACGACGCGAACGCGCTGACCGACATCCCGAAAGCCCTCTATGTCGGGACCGGCGGGGACATTAGCATGCGCGGCGTGCGTGGTGCCGCCGACCAGATCTGGAAGAATGTCCCGTCCGGCGCGATCCTGCCGTTCCGCGCGCAATATGTGCGCGCGACCGGCACCACCGCCACCGATCTGCTGGCGCTCTACTGATGGCCGGGTTCGCGATCGGCCAGGGCTTCGGGCCGCAACGACGCGGTCCGGCCAGCACCGATGTGTCCGGCGGACATGCGCCGGGCCCGATCCAGCTACAGGACCGGACGCCGGTGCTGCTCGAAAACAATGATCCCCTCCTGGAGGAAAAGGCATGAGATCCGCCGCTTTTCATTTGATGGCCGCCGTCGCCGCCATCGCCTTGTGTGCGCCCGGCCATGCGCAGGGCACCAAGATCTCGGCGCTGTCCAACGCCGGGGCGCTCAGCGGGACCGAGAAGCTGCCCGCCGTACAGGGCGCGGGTAACGTCAACGTCACGCCCGCACAGATCGCGACCTATGTGTCCGGCAATCTCGGTGCGGCGAGCGGGACCAGCATCAACGTCTCCAGCGCCAGCGCGCCGTTCCAATATGGCGGCAACGTCATCCTGCGCTTCCCGATCGACGGGACGGGCGAGTATGGCACCTATCTCGGCTATCGCGCCGGCTACGGCACCGATGGCGGCGGCATCCACTCCTTCATCGTGACCTGCATCGGCGCCAAGACCTGCGGTGCGGGCGGTTCGGGCATGACCGGCGTCGAGAACACGCTGGGCGGCTGGGCGAGCGGCTACAAGCTGACCACCGGCGGGTTCAATACCGCCTGGGGCGTCAACACGCTGGGCGCCGAAACCACCGGTTTCAACAATGTCGCGATCGCGGTCGACGCGATGCGGAACTCGACCGGCGTCGATCACAGCATCGCGATCGGCTCCAACGCCATGCGCGACGGTACCAACACCGACCGCAACGTCGCGATCGGCATCGACGTGATGAAGGGGCAGACGAGCACGTCGAGCGTGGACACGGTCGCGATCGGCTGGGCCGCGATGTCGAGCACGAGCCTGTCGAGCGCGTCGCGGATCGTCGCGATCGGCAAGGAGGCTCTGAAGGTCAAGACCAGCGGCAGCGATGTCGTGGCGATCGGCAACCAGGCGGGCAAGACCTGCACGAGCTGCGCGACCAGCGTCCTGATCGGCCCGAACGTCGCGAGCACGACGCTCGATACCGGCAGCGGCAATATCCTGATCGGCACGTCGAGCGCGGTGGATACCGCCAGCGCGGGCACGTCCAACTATCTCAGCATCAACAATGTCATCACCGCGACTGGGATCAACGCGCCGTCGAGCTCGCTGACCAGCATCGCGGGCGGTCTGGCGCTTGCGCAGAAGACGGTGGCGACCTTGCCCACATGCAATAGCGGGGCGAAGGGCGGGCTCTTCGTCGTCACAGATGCCAATGCGCCGAGTTGGCACGGCACGCTGAGCGGGGGCGGGTCGGCCTTTTCCGGGGCGATGTGCGACGGAACGAACTGGATAGCCTTCTAAGGCACCAAATCCCGGGGGGATTTCACAACATGATCGAGGATAGCGGCATGGCCGCGGCGCTTGCCGCCGGCCTTGACGATGCGAAGAGCTATGCGCGCATCGAAAGCGGGGATGACGATGACGGGGTGACGGCGCTGCTCGTCGCCGCGGGCGGCGTGGCCGAGGGCTTTCTGTCGCAGGCGATCATCATCCGCGGCTTCGAAGAGACCATCCCGGCGGTCAGCCAGTGGCGGCGGCTGGCGCGGACGCCGGTGCGGGCGATCACGGCGGTGCAGGGGCTTGCCGTGGAGGGTGCCGCCTTCGACCTGCCGGTCGATGCCTATGCGATCGATATCGACGCGGACGGCGACGGCTGGGTGCGGGTGAGCGATCCCGGCGCGGCGACGCGGATCGCCGTGACTTACCAGGCCGGGATCGCGCCGGGCTGGGCGGGGCTGCCCGACATGATCCGGCAGGGGATCATCCGGCTGGTCGCGCATCTCCATGCGCATCGCGACGCGCGCGACGATGGCGGGCCGCCGATCGCGGTGGCGGCGCTGTGGCGACCCTGGCGGCGGATGCGGTTGCGATGAGCGGCGAACTGGCCGGGCGGCTGCGCGAACGGGTGACGATCGTGCGGCGTGAGGATGCGCGCGATGTGTTGGGGGCGGCGAGCGGCGACTGGGTCACGCTCCGCAACGCCTGGGTCGAGATCGCGCCCGACGCGATCGGGGCGAGCGCGCAGGCAGACGTGCGATCGGCGATGCCGCGCTGGACGGTGACGATGCGGGGCGAGGCGCCGCTGCCGGCGATCGGGGACCGGGTGTTGTGGGCGGGGCGGACGCTCATGGTGCGATCGGTGACCGCCGATCCGCGCAGGCCCGATGAGCTGAGGCTGGGTACGGAGGAGGAACGATGACGATGGATCGACTGCCGGCCTATCTGGCCGGGGTCGCCGCCCGCCGCGCGCGGAACCGGCGGATCTGGCTGGCGGCACAGATGCGCGATGCCCTGCCGGGCGATGTCGAGATTGCCGAGGACGCGGATGCGATCGTGATCAGCGGGCGGCGGCTCGGTGTGCGCTGGTTGCGCGATCCGGCGCTGGCGGTGCTGCGCGATGTCGCCGGGTGGCTGCGATGAGCGGCGCGGCGGAGGCGGTGCAGGTGGCGCTGGTGACGGCCTTGCAGGGGCATGCGCCGGTCGCGGGCGTGGTCAGCGGGATTTATGACGGGCCGCCGGCGCGGGCCGCCTGGCCCTATGTGGTGATCGACGACGGATCGACCGCCGACTGGAGCCACAAGAGCGGGCGGGGCCGCGAGCATCGCGTCGGCATCACGCTCTGGGACGATGGTGCGAGCCCGGCGCGGCTGCATGCCCTGATGGCTGAGGCGGAGATCGCGATCGAGGGGATCGGCGCGGTGCTCGACGGGCATCGGCTGGTGAGCCTCAGTTTCCTGCGGTCGCGCGTGGTGCGCGATCCGGACGGTCCGTGGGCGGGGATCGTCCAGTATCGGGCGCGGACGTTGGAGGAATGATCTCGCCATTCCAGCGGATGCTGGAATCTCTCTTCTTTCAAACCATTCAGAAGGAAGTGGGATCCCAGCTTTCGCTGGGATGACGGCTGTATTGGAAAGGACAAGACATGGCAGCCGAGAAGGGCAGCGCGTTTCTGTTGAAGATCGGGAATGGGGCGCCGACGCCGGTGTTCTCGACGGTGGCGGGGCTCAGGACCACGCAGCTTTCGATCAATGGCGAGGCGGTGGTGATCACCAACAAATCGTCCGCCGGGTGGCGCGAGCTGTTGCCCGGCGCGGGGGTGCGATCGGTGTCGGTGACGGCGGCGGGTGTGTTCACCGGATCATCGGCGGAGACGCGGCTCAAGAGCAATGCGCTGGCCGGGACGATCGACGACTATCAGCTCGCGTTCGAAAGCGGCGAGCAATTGCAGGGCAGGTTCCTGCTGACCCGGCTCGATTACAGCGGCGATTTCAATGGGGAGCGGAACTACACGCTCGCGCTCGAAAGCTCGGGCCAGGTGGTGGCGTCGTGAGCAATCCGGCGCGGGGCGAGGCGACGCTGCGGGCGGCTGGGCTCGAACTCAAGCTGCGGCCAAGCTTCGGGGCGCTGGTGGCGGCGGAGGAGGAATTGGGGCCGCTGTTCGCGCTGGTCGAACGCGCGGCGGATGGCGGGTTGCGGCTCAGCGAGATGGTCGGGCTGTTTTGGCATTGCATCGCCGATCGCCCGGTGGGGCTGACGCGGGAGCGGCTGGGCGAGGCGGTGGCCGAGGGTGGGCTGGCGCAGGCGACCCCTGTGTTGAAGCTGGTGCTGCACCAGATCCTGGCGGGACGGTGAACGCGGACGGCTTCGCGATCCGCGCGGCACGGCTGGCGGGGCTGGCCGGGGCGCTGCTCGGGTGGCGGCCGGAGGAGTTCTGGGCGGCGACGCCAGCCGAGCTTCAAGAGATTTTTCAGGTGCTTGCAGGTGACACTGCGGACGCGCGGGCAGGCGCGGGCGATCTCGTACGGCTGATGGAGATGTTTCCGGATGGATGAGGAAATCGAGCGGCTGGTGGTCAGCGTGCGCGCCGACACCGCCGGGTTCGCGCGCGATGTCGCGGAGATGCG